TTGCAAGAATAGGTTCTTTGCATTGACTCTTTAATTCTTCTAAAAGTTTTGGATCAATTGCTGTTTTGTTTGGGTCGTGGAAAACGTTGGCAAATTCTTGATCGAAATCTTCTTGAGAACCTATTGCGGAAATTGCTTCTTTTTTCCACTCTTCGTCACGACCTGGTACATCCCACCAATTCACTACCTCCAAATGCCAATCGCTATTAGGTTTCTGCGATTCTTGATACAACTCATAAAATTTATTATCAGTTCCATTCGGCGTACTAATAACAACTAATTGTGATTTTTTTGATGATGAAATAATAGGAATAGCAGACTTCCACAATTCATTCATTAATTCGGATGGACAATGAGCCATCTCATCAACTATCAATAAATTACTAGTAGAACCTCTAGGTCCAGCAGATGATGTTGTGCTTATTTTTATAGCAGAATCATTCGCCAAAGTAAACCCGTCAATTCTCCAAGATTTAACACTAGGTTTCATCCAAACTGGCAATTGTTCAAATGCCATTTTAATTCTAGAAAATATTTCTTTTGCGGTAGATTCTTTATTAGCAACAATTGTAATTCTTTTATCACTTTGAAAACAAACAATCCATAGTGCATAAATTGTTATGGTAGTGGTTTTTCCGCTCTGTCTACTGGAAAGTACTATATTAAATCTATTATTTTTAAAAGCTTTTAAAAGATTTTTTTGATATTTGTATAATTGAATTTTCTTTTTACCATCATCTAGTGTTGTAATATAAAAATATTGTTCTGCAAAATGTAATATACTTTTATTACACAATTTTAACTCCTCCATCATAGAAGGTGTCCATTTAAATTGCGTATTTCCTCTTAAAAGATTTTCATTTCCTTTATAAAAAGAACCGTCTACTAAAACATCTTCTGGTGAAAGATTTTCCAATTCTTCCGAAACTTCTTCTGTTTTCTTTTTTCTTCCCATTTATAATATTTATAAAAATGTATTAATCTTCTATTGCATAATATAAATTTTCGTCAATTATATACTGGTCACACTCTTCTCTTGTACCAACAAAAAGATTTTCTTGGGTAGATGTTATACCATTATAAGGCGTATCAATTGTTAAATCATTAAATGATGTTGTTCTTGTAGTTCCTGCAAATTGTAAAACATCTAAATATTGTGGTGCTCGTATATTCCAATTAGAAGAAGTACTCCAGTTGTTATCAGAGCCTAAACCTCTCCAAATCAAATTTAATTAATTAATAAAATCTGTCACTACTGCGTTAAAATTACCAGTCTCATTATCTACTATAGCTACAAATCTCTCATTAGCAGGCACTATATCTGTATATCTTATATTTGATGGCATATTTTGGCAACCCGTCCAATGTACACCGTTAACTGATACAGCTTGATAGCTCCCTGATTCAGATAATGCTACAAACCTACCATTATCATAGGTTACGCACCTCCAATTCTGCTTTAAGCTAGGAGTAGAGTAACTTACCCCTATCCAACCTATTCCATCATCAGAATAAGCAAATTGATAAGTTCCGCTTGATCCAAATCCATTAGGAACTACATATCTCCCATTTGGGGGTAAATATTGATTATTATCATAACCGTATGCTGCTTGATACCCACCAAATCCTATTTGGAGATTTTGACCAGTAGGTCCAGGTCGGTAATTTCCTTGTATCCAAGTCATACCACCGTCGTCTGAGTAGGCAAATTTATGCTCACCAGCAGACCCACAAGCTACTATACGATTGTTTGGCATGTTTGTACCAATAGCTGCACCATTACCGAATCCTTGCGGAGATGTTACTCTTGTGCCGTTTTGATAAAAATAACCACCGCTTAGCCATGTTACTCCGTCATTAGAATATATTACGGCTGAATTACAGTTATTACCTGTTAAATTTCTTTGATCTACAAAAAATATAAACTTGTTACTGTATGAGTTATACATCCCATCAGAATACGCAAAACTAGAAAACAGCGGATTTAATGTTGTATTTGCAAACGGGATCTTAGTCCAACCCGTTAATATATCAACGCTTGTATAAAAGAATCTCGAGTCTTGCCGAATTATAGCAGGTACAAACTCTACCATTGACCACATATTGTTGCCATAAGCTATAGCATTATAAAATTCATTTCCATCGTCTGAGTTTATAATTTGTGGAGTAGACCAAGTATCTCCATTATTTAAAGAGAAAGAATACGAGTTAAACCCTGTAACTACTAAAGTGTTTTCTGAACCATAAACAATATCCGACCAATTATTTGTAGCTAAAGGCTTTTTTCTCCAATTATAGCAATCTGTATATGGAGGCCATACTAGAGTATTATTTAACCACGCTTCTTTTGCGAATACGTTGTTATATATCAACGATTTTGTTTCAAGAAATTTCATTTTTATTATATTAATATATACAATCTACCAGGTACTTGCACTACAGGTATTGCTGAAACTGTAACAATAGATGTCACAGCACTCGTTCCAGGGGTGTTAGTAGTAACTGTTGTCACATAACTACCTGAATTTGCTTGAACTGTTGTGTATGTATCTTGCCAAAAGCCGGAATTCGTTCTAACTAATGTTGTTGCTTGGGTATCACCCGCAACTATTCCTGTTAAATTTGATCCATCGCCATATAAAAATCCAGTACAAGAAATGTTTCCAACTACTGTTAATTTTTCGTTGGGTGTTTCTGTATTAATTCCAACATTTCCTTCTTCGGTAATAATAAAATCGAAATTTGGGTTCCCTTCACCAACTTGTAATGTATTATTAACCATTAAATCTCCAGTAACAATACCACCGCTCAATGGAAGAAATTTGTTATTTGAAAATTCTATAGTTGCATATGTTGCACTATTTTGATTATATGTAGTATAAACTGAATTCCATTGTGTAGAATTACCATCTTTATCATATATAATTTTTGATGCACTAATTTCACCTTTTACAGTAAAATCAACATTCGGTGTCGATGTTTTAATACCAACATTTGGAAAATCTCCATCATGACCACCGACATGTAACATTTCAAGGTTTTGATCTAAATCATAAAAAGATGCAATATCTCCAGTTCCAGTGCTTCCGACATACAAAGCAGGACCAGAACCAACATGAATAACGCTTAAAGCACTTGTTGTTGAGTATATTGTATTTGCAAAATATGTTCCTCCGGTTGCTGACAAAATTCCCCATATCGTAACATCTGAATTAAATTGAGTTTTTCCTGACATTATTCCACCACTCAATGGTAAAAAATTATTTTGTACAAAATTTATTTCTGCATATGTTGCACTATTTTGATTTATGTTAGTATATACAGAGTTCCATTGTGTTGAATTTCCTATTTCGTCATAAATTACAGAGTTTGAACTAATTTTTCCATTTACAGTAAGTTCAACATTAGGTGTTTCTGTTAAAATTCCGACTTTTTCATTAACATATAATGTTGATGCAGCTGCTGAACTTTCACCAACCATTAATGTTCTATATACATCTAATGTATTATGAATAATAGTTCTACCTAAAACATCAACAGATGTTAAAAATATTATATTATTTGTAAAATATTCTGGTATCATTTTTTATTTTGGCAAAATTTCCCATTTTCCATTTTTCCAAATTGGCAACTCTTTTGTGTTGTCATATACAGGACATGGTATAACAGTGGAACCATATGTGTCATCATCAACTTGATAAACACCAGAACCTAAAAATTTTCCTGTATTTTTATCGTAACAATAGTAGATATTCATATTAGTATTTATTGTAATAAGCACTCACACATCTTTTGATTGGCAATGGTGAATTTACATAATTTTGTGTTATTTTTAATATATTTGATGAATCAAATGGAGGACAATATATATTGCCATCAACTCCTAAAACAGATCCCCAACATTTATTAAAATCTGTAATACTTTGACCAAAATTTGTAGTTGATAGTTTGTTATTAGAAATATCTAATACGAGAATATTAGGTGAATCATATGGTATTCCATAAATTTTATTATCATTTGATAATATTCCACCTATCCATTTATCAGTTCCTAAAAGACTGGAAGAATTCATATTACTTCTATCAGCACTTCCAGTAACTGGATTTATTATTAAAATATCAGTAGAATTATTAGGAATTGCGTATATTTTCCCATCTGAACCTAAAACACCTCCCATCCATTTATAGGTATCGGATAACGTTGCTCCCAAATTACTTCTTATTGCAGTGTCATCAGTTGGATCAATTATTAAAATATCGGTAGAATTATAAGGTATTGCATATATTTTACCATTAGGGGCAAGAACGCCACCAGACCATTTTAATATACCAGATAGATTAACACCGCCAAGCGTTGATGTTGTTGCTGATTCTGTGTCTGGATCTATGATTAAAACACTTGTTGCATTGGAAGGAATGCAATATATTTTACCATTAGGAGC